GCGCCATAGTAAGAACCGCCTTGGATTGATTCAGCTATTACAATGCCCTTTTGACGAAGGTATGTAAAAAATCTATTTTGGGCGCCGTATACCAAATCGTTCATAGTTTCTTTTGGGAATGCAGTAATTTTGTTATTTTTAGAAGACATAACAATATCGATGTCAGCATGATCAAAGATCATTAAATCGCCACTTAGACTTTTTCTTATGTTAAGCTCTAAAGTAATTGAAGGTGTAGGTTTGCGGGCAGCGGCACCCACTTTAATCTGTATTGGCTCATCCGATGGTATGAGATTAATCTTAACCGACATCTTCGTAGATTTCCTTTACAAGTTGTTGTGTTTTCAACACAGTCATGATGACATTCTCACTGATTGTTTCTTTCGAAAAATCTTTTAGGCGCTGTACGATTTGATTGGTTTTCTCAAGCATGACAGAATCATCTTTTATTTCATCTACTTTGGTTGCTTCATCTAATTTATTCTTTAGGCGGGCTATTTCATCGTTTAAGTATATTTTTAATTCTATTGAGTTGTCAGTAAAAGAAGAAATATAATGAGTCAATAACGTTTTTTGTTCGTCTAACAGACCATTTTCATACTTTTCATTAAATTTATTAACAAATGATTTATAAACAACGTTGTCTACTTTTCTATTATCAGTTTCTTCTGGTTCACTCCCGGTCATGTTCTCAATTATTTTATTCTCAAGAATAACTCTTTCTTTCGGGGAAGTAGTATTAAACATTTTACTAATTGTAGCTAGAGCTTTGTAGTTTGGAACAAAATTATTAAATACAGAAGGCGAGATATTCTTGTTAACATCGTTAATAACTTCGGTTTGTTGTGCGAATAGTGCGTCAGGATCAATCATTCTTTTAGATAACGAAGCTTCTTTTATAATTTTTTCACTAATTTCGTTATCTAGGCCTTGATTTTCATATAGCGAGCGATAGCATTCTAAGTCTCTTTTAAGAAGAGAATCGGCACTAAAGTGTTCTCTAATAAGATCCACAACCTTTTTGCTCCTTTCGTTTTCATTTTTTAAGACAGCAACTGTTGCTTCCTTTATCAATGCCTCGTAAACAAACGCGGTGTTACGTTTTTTGTTATGTTTAGCTTTCATCTTTTTGCTCCGTTAATGTATCTTTTTTCTTTTCTAAATCTTCAAGAAGACTTGTTATTGAATTGTTAACTTGTAGAAGTTTTTGTTCTTCGTCTTGTTCTCTCAATGAATAACTAGGCTCGTTATCTTGATAAACACTTTCAGTAATGCCGCGACCAAGCGATCTTAACTCTGAAGCACCTAAATTATTAGTGCGATAAGTGTTTGTTTCTGGTGTCGCGATACTTGCGTAATTTCTTGTGCGTGCACCAGCAGGGCGAGAATCAGTTTTTACCGGATGATAGACTTTTCCTCTTGAGCCAGGTGTGAGTCTGGGTGCGTTTCTGGTCCCGGGAGGAGCAGCCAGCAACGAAGAATCATCAGCCTTATCCGCGTCAGCAGCAGGTGCAGCAGCATCACCGCCAAGGTCAAGACCACCGGGTTCGCCACCGGGGGCAGCGGGTGGAGTATCAGCACCCAAGTCTAAACCGCCTCCGGGTGTGCTTGCTCCCCCGCCAAGGTCAAGACCACTACCTCCACCAGCGCCGCCGGCTTGGGCTTCAGCAACACTTTGAAGAGCAGCATCCTGCTTACGATCATAAAACATCTCTCTCTGGCAACGTATAAATTCTTCGTGGGACATATTGAAAATATTTTCGGTAACCCAACGGCGTGAAAAGTACCCTTCGGTTGCGGTACCCGCAATATCAAACTTGGCTTTCCAATGTTCAATCTCTTGAAGCTCAGCAATTTTGGATGGATTGTTCAAGGAAAGTTTGAAGTTAATCAGATCATCGCCGCGGAAACCAAGAGTGTAAAGATGGATAATACCAATCTTCTCAAGTTCATGTATAACAGTTCTTTGCAACCTTTGAACAGTTCGTGCAAAGCGAATATCTTTTTGAGCTAATGTAGTTTTATCTTCGGTGGCGCCTTCGCCCATAGAGAGATACGACTGCGGCACTTTTAATGCTGAGAATAATTTATCTCTTAAATATTTGATGTCATCAATTTCGGTAGTATTTGTGCCGCCGGCTATATTTTGAATGTCGGTGGCAGAACCAGCACGCACAGGAATATAATAATCTTCTTCAATTGATAAAGGATTATAGCGAAGGTCTACACGGCCGGTATCTTTGTTGACAATAGAGTGGCGTTTAAGTTGTGATACGATCTTTTGCATATATCCCTCAACATCTTGAGGTGGAATAGCTCCAACGTCAATTTTGAATACACGACGTTCAGAAGAGCGCACAACACGATAAGCCATCATTGCGTCTTCCATAAGGGTCAGCTGCCTCCAGATGCGCCGGGCCGGCTCTAACACCGAGGTACCGTATGGAGAATATTTATCATTACCTAAAATACGGAAATGAGCGACCTGCCAGTTTTCAAAAGTCATGCCGGCTGAGTTCCATTGATATTGAACATAGTTAGGGTTTGTCGCGTCTAAACCTTCAAGTCTCTCTACATCTTGCAGAGGTAATGGTAATGTGGATTGAACACCCATCTTGTCATCTATATCGAGATAAAGCATAAAGTCACCATACTTGCACATCGTGCGACACCAACCAAAAAGGTTGTATTCTATATTTAAGACATTATGATATAACAAATCAAGGACTGCTTTGATTTCTTCATTAGAACACTTAATGTTCAACATTGGACGCAAAGCCGAAAATGTCGTCATTTCATCCGCATAAATGTCAAGCGATGATGCAATCTCTGGCATATATTCCATTTGGTCAAAATCAATGTAACGCTCACCGCGCCGTTGATTTCCAATAGCGTTTGCCGCGATAGTATCTAAAGGGTTGTAAGTTTGTTTCTTAAACTGTTGACCCGAGGCAGATTTGAATCTAGATGAAAATTTATCTAAATGTTGTCTACGAATTTTACGACCTGACTGCGAACGATAGTTTACAATCGGTCCTGAAAAAAGACGTGTTAATCTTTTAAATAATTCTGATTCTTGATTTACTGGGTTTTTACCGTTTCTTGGGTTTCTTGGGGCCATTTATTTTCTCACTTTATAATCCACATATATTCTTTGTAAAGGTTCTCTGCATCGGACATTTTATCCATTATGCCATCTTCTTTATAACCAATTTGTCCTTTTATTTTTGTGTCAAAACTGGTTCTAGAAGTTATTATAGCATCTACGAAAGCCTTCTTGTAGTTCAAATCTCTTTGATTTGTCTGCAATGCTGTGTCTCTGACCCAACAAGCAATCGCGAGCGCCATAACTAAATCATCATTGTATCCTTTTAATGCTTGGGGTTTTCCATTTGTCCAAATAAATGTTCGCAATTCATTTGCCAAACGAGACGAATATGTAGTAATTAGTTTGTTTCTTATAAACTCTTCTAATTTAGCAACAACCAGTGGACGCGTTTTTGATGAGGTGGTGAATCCAGGGACAGCAGAACTTCTGTGTTCGGCCATATGTTGTTCAATATATTCATGGGTAGACTTTACAGAATAATAAATATTTGGGTAAGCATAGTCAATAAGCTTATCTAGAACTGTGTATCCAATGCTGTTGTTTTCTATCACCACCATAGCATTTCCATACTCTCTTCCAATTTGGTTCAACATGTTGGCATACAGGTCAGGGGTTGGTTTGCCTTGATATTCGCCTATTATCTGCATAGTTTCTAATTTAATAATGTGAAATGTTGAATAGTCTGCCCCATCTCCGCGGGCGACGTCGGCAGTTAACAGATAACTACACGATGGGTCATGTTCTTCCCAAATCCAAAAATTTCTATCAAAAGCAGTACGATATTTAGGTTCAGTAACGTTACCACCAATCCACTCTAGAGCGTCAGGATCAATTACAGTCTCACCTGAAGTATTGAAATTACACTCCAGTTCTTGAGCTATTTGGCGACGAGACATATTTCGGGTTTCTTTTTTAAACCATTCTTCATTTCGTTCAGGGTGGACATCCCACATCAAGGTCGTTAATTTAAAATTATTTTCTTTTGTTTCGGCGCCAATACAAGTTTTATGAAACCAGTTACCGACACCATTGGGTGTAGAAATAGCGATGCATCGCCCACCAGTTGACAACGTAGGGTACAGACCAGTCCATAAGTCTTCAAGCCCATCAATATGGGCGGCCTCGTCAAGAACCAGCAGTGACAAGGCTTCTGAACGGCCGGCGTCACCAGAGGTCGAAGCAGCTTTGATTGTTGAACCGTTAGAAAGCTCAAACGAGGTGCGGTTATCAGTAGAGATAGATGCAATCCTAATCCAGTCTGGTAAGTTTTTCATTATGCTCTTGACCTTACGGACAAGGTTTCCGGCAGTTTCAAACTTTGTAGCCATGACAAGAATAGACTTGTCGCGGTGGAACAGCATCATCCACACAATATAGCCAGCCGTTAAGGTTGATATACCAAGTTGGCGGCCTTTATTAATTACGTTGAAGCGGTAATCATTAAAATCATCTAACAACAAATCTTGATAATCAAAAGTATTAAAAAGGATTAGCCCGTGCATCGGGTGTGATATACGGGCATAAGTTTTAAGGAAATAGGAGGGGTCTTTACCACACTTAACTACTTCTTTTAATATCTCTTTCTTTGTTAATTTGAAGCTCATACATCTTTTAAGTTTTCGTTAGCTCGGCCAAGAGAATCTCCCGTGTCTAAACCATCTAAAATATTAGCGACATTATCAAGAGCGCTTTGTAATTCTGGATGGTGCTTGACTGCATCTTCAAGGGCGTGATATGTTGTCATTAACTTTTCATAATCGCTGGGGGCTTCTTTGGCTGGGGGCGTCCCCCCTTTCATTACGTCGTAAGATGCTTCAAAATCTTGGTAATCATCAAACACTTCTTTAATCATGGCTTTAACTTCTTCAAATCCTATTCTGCGACGTGGCGGCTCAACAGAGCCTGGAGCCAACTGTTCTAAAACATTAGTGAATAAATCTACCATTTCTTCTTCGGACATGCCTTGGACAAGTCCAATAACTTGCTCGCGTACATCTATTTCTTGATTACCTGAAGGTCCGAGTGAGGCTTCATCCTCTACATCATACGCCCCTTCTTCGTCAGGCACGTCATTGTACTGAGGCATATCATCCGTAGGAAGAGGCGTTGTTTCAGCAGAACGATCAACCTTGGAATCATATGCTGGTGTTTGCTTTCCGCGCTTGTAACTACCAGGACCATATTCACGTTCAAGCCACTCTGGCTTGGGGCCCTCTTTCTTAATCCAAGCTACAAACTCATCAGCCTTTTCTTGAGTCATAGCTTCGTCAAGATTAAATTCTTTAGCATATTCTTCTAAAGCTTCTTCTTTGGCGTATTCTTCTAGAATGATCTGCTTAAGTCGTGGTTCAGTAATCTGCACTTTACGATTCCTTTTTTCTAGAATCGTTATCTGGACGTTTGCCGCCTTTACCGTTCCAACCACCTTGGTCAAGGAACTTTTTAAAGCTGTCTTCTAATCGGTCTTCAGAAGGTACATTATGCGTCATGTCTTCAGATAGGCCACCAATCTTGTAGTGCATTGCTGCAGTTACCCAGCTTCTAACTCTAGAGCTGTTTTCAACACGAACATCTATCTCGCCCTGCTTTGTGAGTGTAACACCAGAGCCAGTAATCTTTTTATATTCTTTCTTCAAAAACTTAACGACATCGGCAATTCTCTGCTCTACTTCTTGTTCAAAACCATTAGCATATACTTCGCGTAACTGTACTTCTGAATGATATCCGAGACACATCATATTACCATTGAAGTTAATATTAAATCCATCCATGACTCTCTTGTCGATTAAAGGACGACCTTCTTCGCGTTGAAGCCCAACCTTCACGGCTTCTCCATTTTCGTCTAATGCTCCATCATAGCCATTAGCTGCGGCCTGCGATAAGCCTTGTATAATTTCGTAAACTGTTGCCATTACTGGTCTCCTTTCGTTTTCTTGTACTGTAAATAGTGTTTAACTGAAGAAAGGTAATCAGATGCTTTAGTGATTTTAGCTTGCACCCAAGCGTCTAATTCTTCCCCGTCTTGAATCATTTGTTCCAATTCTGATGCATATTCTGCTGTCCGGTATAATTGAGACTTGGCCATCTGTGATTCATCTTGGTCATAACCACTACTCATTTGTGGAGATGGTTGTGCGGCTGGGAGTTGCGGGTCGCCACAGCCCTCAGTCTGCACTTGTGGTTTGGCCGCGGCCACTGCCGACGCCTTTGATGCAGTACCGGCTTTTTGCCCGGTCATCCTTGTTCTATTTTTCTTGACGTCCAGACCGGCCGGTTCAGACTTTAACCTAGTTTGTAAAATATTGAAAACTTTTTGAATAATAGGGCGTTTCGTATTAAGATCAAGACCTGGCTGCGCAGCTAAATCGAGTATGAACTGATTAATTTGAGAAGCAATACCTTGCTCTGCTGAGTTGACATCACCTTTTTCAGTGGGCGGTGGAGTTTCTGTGGTTTGTGGGTTCTCATCCAGAGCCTCCAATATTGCTTGTCTTATATCATTTTTAGTTATCTTCATTTGGGCGCCATCCTTTTAGCCATCTGTCTTCTCTTTGCTGTACATATTTGTAGTAGCATTTCTCGCAACATTCGAACTTTACTAAACAAACACTGTCCATAGATTTTTTGGGGAATTCTCCACAAACAGGACAAGATTGAATAGATTCTCTATTAAGTAGTTTTTTTGATACCTTTATGCCATTTATATCTATTTTCTCGCCAGACTCTTCATTGCGTTTAGTTTTTTGGTATAGAGCTTTCATTTGCTCAAGATATTCTTTTTCCTTGTTCTCGTCCCAATTTGCCTTTGGATTTTGAATTGTTTCTTCGCCATACTTTTCAGCAATTGCTTTTTCTACAGCAGCAAGCTGATCATAATTTTTACTCATTTATTGCTCTATATGCGCCATAAGAGGCTGCAGTACCAATGAGGATCCCACCAGCAAAATACAACCATTTGTGACGGGGTGAAGTTTTTTTTAGTGAATTGGACAAAGCTTTAATTTCCATATCTTTTTGTATTATAAACAAATCGTATTCATCTGTTAAGGCTTTATGTTCTATTCCTAGATTTTCTAGCTTAAACTCGTACTCTTCCTTTTGAATCTTTAATTGATAGTCAGTTTTTATATCGCACGAATATTTGTATATGTCAAAATCAGCTAGCATTTTTGCCATGGCTTTCTCATCAAAAAGTACACCAGCAAATGGGGCGGGGGCTTTGTACTCTAAAATGGTAAACTTTGCTGGCTCCGCGGCATTGGCTGTGAGACTAAACATTAAGAGTAGTTTAAGGAGCATACTGGATACCAAACCTATTTTCTATGTCTATAATCAATTGTTCTCTATCTTGGTTAAACTTGTTTCTATACTCACCTTTCTTATCTTCTCTCAATTGCTCAATCATTTCAAGAGCATTTTCATAGTCCTCTTCAATGGCGGCAATGGATTCCATATGCTCTTCCATCAATTTTTGCTTTTCGCGAATCTCTTGCTTATGGATTTCTTTTAAGCCATCAATCTGTGCTTTGTGTGAATCTGACTGTACTTCATATGCTTGCTGCATCAAATGGTAATCGTATTTACTTTTCATTGCTATAACGGCAGAAAGCAACACGATCAGTATTGCCTTCCAGTTTTTGAGCGCAAATTCAAGTATTGCAGCCTTAGTCATTATAACCTCGCAATCTAGCAATGCCATCAATAACTGTCTGGCCCCCAATATAGATTGCGGAGATGATTACCCAATCTTCACTGGTCACGTGTCCAGCAAGAGTGAGCCCTGTAGCTGTTAACCATACCATTAATTTACGTGAAGTCAGTTTTGACAACCATGAATCCATAAATGCTTGTGCTTTTGCCATCATTGTTACCTCTCTTTTAATTAAGTTTTGCCAGCTTAGAAGCTAAACTAGGAGTTTCTTTCTTGAACTGAGCTATGCAGCCTTTGATACTTTCTACATCTGCTGGGCCATCATACCAATCTACAAAAACAGCAGCCATATCATATCGTACAATCCACTTCCTAGCTATACCAGCATCTTCACAAAGTTTTGTGAAGATATCTGCAACTGCTTCAGGATCTGTTTCTTCCTCGACGTCGACCGGAGTGGGTTCAACTTCTGCTGTAGCTGTTTTTTTCACCAGGCCGGTCCATAGTCTTTTTAATAAATTCATTATATTATTCCTTTTAAATTGCTAATCCATTCATACTTAGTAGCGCTCGTATTCGTTCTCTTCAGCGCGGTTTTCGTATCGCCTATAAATCTTATCGTGATTTTCAGGGTTTTCTCTCAATTCATCTACATAAGCCTTTTCCTGGGCATCGGTTAGACCCATTGGAGGATCGTTAAAATCGTTGTTTTTTAAGAAGGCTTCGTCCTCCTTAGTCATACCAGCGGGTTGGACTTGGAAATCGGGTCGGCGAGGCTGTGCAGCATCACGCTTTGATTGAGAGTGCGATTTTCCACCGTAGTAGTCTCTAAGCTCTTCTTTGATGATCTGCTTAAGTTGTTGTTTTGTAATTTTCATTTCATTATTCCTTTTAAGTTGCTAATCCATTCATGCTTAGTATCGCAATCAATCCGGGCACATTCTTTCTGACATAAACGCCAGAGAAAAGTGTCTCGCATCGACCGCCGACATAAGCGATTGCCGACTCAATATTCTTACTGACTTTAGGGTCAGCCACCATCTCTTCCGAGACGACTAAAACCAATGAACCAGCCGCTGCCTTTCCCTTCGGTGGGGGGCACGCTGACCTGTTCATGCAGTTATGAAGGATCACCGATCCAAGCTTAGCAGTATTTGGATCTTTTATCATAGTTGAGCCTAAGAAGGCACGACCGTCATTGCCCAAACATGTTTCCAAATCCTTGCTGTCAAAAGATTGGATCGGTGAATCCTCGGTGGAGAGCTTTAACACTTGGGCAAGTGACTTAGCAAAAGTTGTGTTGGCGACTGGGTACATGCCAAGCATGCCGATTCTGCCGCGCAGTAAGCGTGTAGCTCGTTCGTTATCAAGAACGATGTGCGGGTGCTTGGCGACATCGTTAGCCAGCGTCAACGCATTACGAGCGATTGTGGGGTTAAGGTTTTCTTGTGCCGTGGGCCAAGAGACTATGTAAATGACTTTGCCAGTCGACTGCACAGAGCGCATGTAGCGCTCAAAGACAGGGTGCAGAGCGGTAACACTACTACCGGTACCACCGCCACCGCCAGCAAGGACGAATAACCAATCAACTTTACCGAGCTTGATACGCAGGGCATCTTCAACAATCGCGCCATTTTGACTTAAAACCTCTTTTCCATAGTCTACGTTTTTTCCAATCCCGTCTGAATCGGGAATGAGGACAACGTGTTCCTCTTCTACATTCTTTGGAATGTCTTTACCTGTTGAATTTACGAGTAGCGTCTTATTGAAACCTAGCTCAATAAACGCATTCGCCATTTTATTGCCTCCACCGCCGACACCGACAAAACCAACATTGATAGATGAGGGTGCTGTGTTCTCAGGGAGTAAATCTTCATCAGAGTATTCCATCTGTAATCCGAAGTCCTCAACCATGCCGAAATCTTCTGCATCTACTTCTTCGTGGTAACTGTCTTTTTCCTGCGCAAACGCGGGAGGTGGTTCTGCGGGAGGCAGAAAATCAAATTCGTTTTTATCGTCGTTTTCGTCTGACATTGTTTATTCCTTGTTATTTGCGCGGAAAAGCGCTTTGAAATCTCTCGGAAGGCGGGACATCCTTTGCAAACTTAGAGTATCCAGAGCGCTTTGGTTTTTTATTCTTAGGGCCTGCTGCGTCTATAGCCTGTCGAAGCCCCTGTAAGATAGGCTTCAGGCGCGGATGAAGGGCTTGTGGAGTATCAACATCGTCTGAACGATTATCAAAGTCATCATATACTTTTCTGTCTTCCGGACTTAGAGCGTCTAAATATTCTTGTTTAGCTGCATGGTAGGCTTTACTTCCAGCTTCATCTAATACAGCCTCGATCTCTTCTTTTATAAGTTGTTTGAGTTGTGATTTTGTGATTTTCATTACGCCATACCTAAATCGGCTTTAATTTGTTCAAGATTTTTAGGTAGACGACCTGTATCATTTGAAACCTCGCCGGTTGGTTTGAATTGACCGCGGTCACCACCAACTCTGTACATAAATTGAGAACCGCCTGCTCCGCCGGACTTCATCGCAAATTCAATTTTGCCTTGACGAATTTGATTACCAAACATTTTAAAAATTTCAGGGAAATACATGTCCATCGTATTAGCATCATAAAATTGCGTGCGCTCGTTTAAAACACCTTCAATTTCTTCTTTAATGATTTGTTTAAGTTGCGACTTGGTAATTTTCATTTTGTAATCTCCTATTGATTTACTCTTGCGTATCCGTCTTTCTTTTCAATCACGATTTGCATGTCAACACAATCTTTGAGTGAATCAAGGTGAGAGATCAACAAAACGTTCTTAAAATACACTTTAATTAGTTCCAAGATCCGAATAAAACCTTCCATATTTTCTTCGTCCAAAGCGGTGCCGGGTTCATCAAGGATAAATAAGTCTGATTTTGGTAGTGAGGATACCGATAAGAGAGCCAAACGAATGGCCATGGCGGCCATTGTTTTCTCTGCTCCTGAAGCCATCTCAATAGGGCGCTCATCATACTGTGGGTGTTTAATGAAAATATCAAATTTATTTCCAAGACTATCAAAAAATATTTCAAAATCTACGATGTTGGCTAATACTTTCGCGACCTCTTCATTAATTACCGGCATTTTCTTTTTAATAATATCGTAAGCAATTCCGTTAGAGTGCATACATTGCATAAAAAGATCGTAAGCAGAAAACTCTTTTTGAAGCTTTATAAGCTCTGCTTGTTGCTTTTGTGTGTCCTCAAGCTGCTGTTCATAAGAGCCGACGCGCTTATACAAACTCAACGTTTTTTCCTTTTCCATTTCTATAGTTTTCTTAATCTTTGTTACTAAAATCTCATGCTCTTCTTTATTGTTTAATAGTTTTTCTAGATTTTCAATTGCTTCTTTATTTTGCTCATAAGCTATCTTTTTATCCATTAGCTGTGAAACCGAATTATTAATTCTTTCTAAAGCAATATTGTTTCTCTCAATAGACATCTTTAAGTCTCTAATCAAAAATTCAGTTTCTTGCTTCTTTTCATTTAACTTTTTGTACTTTTCAATGTGATCTCTTACAATATCGGGCGCCAATGTAGAAAGGGCGTCCTCTAGTGAATTAATTTCAGTTTCAAACTCGGGAATTGTGGCCACAGCAACATGCGCATCCTTAATAAATTTACATGTAGGAAACGATGTGCCACACGGGATATCGTCTAGAAGTTTTTCCTTACCAATAGCAGAATCAAGCAAGGCAGCAAAATCTGATAGTTTATTATTTATCTCTGAAATTTCACCTTGTTGGGTCAGAAGGGAATCGTAGTCCAATTGGCCCATTAATACCATTATTTTATCATACCGAGATTTTTCATTCTTAAGCGTGGAAGCATCTTCAATAACTTTGTTTGATAACAAACTAATTTGTTTTTGATTCTTTTCAAGGGTTCGATAAATGTCAAAAATATCAATCGCTTCCGCAGGTATATCAGAAATTTGCTTATCTATTTCAACAAGTTTGTTGAGTTTGTCTTGGAGAAGGGCTTCATTAGAAAACACGCTCTTCTCATGTGCTGCGATTTCGGTTCTACAGGTTTTTAGGTTTATTTCAGACTGTTCAAGCTCTTGTTTATAATCCCTGTCTCCTAATTTTTTTAGGTAAACTTTTGCTTCAATTGACTCTTCTTTTGCTAATTTAAACTTCTGATCAAATATTTCTAAGTCCAAGAATTTAGCAATAATTTCTTTACGACGAGTTGAACCTTCATCAATAAATGTTAGCGAGCCATGTTGGGAAGCCAGTGATGATACATTAAAATCCTCTATAGTCCCGAAGTGTTTCCGAATGTTAGCATCAGTGTTATTTCGTGTAAGGCCATTCAAAGATGTCGTTTCACCAGTAGCATAATTAAGAACTTCAAAATTTAATTCAGTTTTAGCTTCTTGTGTCTTCTCACCTTTTAAAGTTTTAATATATTTTGTGGCCCTTCGTTCAATTGTATACAGGTTATCGTTAATTTGTATTTCTAATTTGCCGCGGCCAACATCTTTATTCTGATTGATTACATTAAGATTTTTGCGTTCGTTTTTAGAAGTTGTGTTAAACATTGTCCACAGAGCAGCGTCAACGACCGAGCTTTTACCTGAGAAGTTTTTACCGAAAATACCAACGATACCATCAAGCGTATCAAAGCATACATTGTTGCCTTCACCATAATTAAATAAATTATCGAACTCAAAGTTTATTAGTTTCCAATTTATATTACGTGATACATCTTCTTCCTTCTCAATAATTACATTGTATTTTCTATTTAATTCGTACACGCTTTCTAAGATATCATCTGAAATGTGGTAATCTTTTAAGTATTCGCTGATAAGCTCTTCTTGTACTTTAATATCTCGCAGGTTTTCAGTTTTAAGGTCATCCGTTAAATCTTCTACATTGCCGCGCTGGCCAGAGGCTCTATTAAGAAATGAGATACTTTCAGGTTTAAACCTGTGCTTTGCAATATCTACTGCGCGCTTCATTACATCTAGCGGTAAGTTGTTATTACTAACTAATCTTAAGCGAGCACCCGTAGGTATTTGGGTGTTCTTTGGCATACGGCCCTTGCGTGTAAGCTCTATTGTAATAAACGCTTTGGGGTTTATAAGAGATACATGCCGGGTATTAAAATTATTTTTGTCTTCAATATCCCAAATCAAATAACCCTTATCATTGCTTTCACCATGATTTTGCTGTACCAATGAGCCGGGGTATCTTGCTTTGCCATCATTGTCAATCTTTTGATTAGTCTTGTGGATATCACCCAAGAGTGCGTAATCATACTTCTCAAGGGTCTCCATATCAATATCGCCGTGAGTCATCATCCAGCCACTGTCAGTGACTGAACCGACGACTGAACCATGATAGAGAGCAATGTTTGTACGATCTTCTGGTAAGTTTTCTTGCCAGTTTTCTGGATCCACAATAGACAATACATGCAAATCAACCCCATCCGCTACTTCAATAACTTCTGAATACTTATGGAAATGCAAGTTAGGGTGTTTCAGATTGTCAACAATCGGACTAATCGCATCTAGTCGACCGCTGTTCTTTAAATTCATGTCATGGTTGCCGAGAATCATATAATAAGGTGCAATGTCTGCTAGATTAACAAACAAATCACTCATCATACGAATTGCCTCGGGACTTAAATCAAGTTTTGTGTGGAAGGTATCACCAGTATTGACTATGATATCTGGCTTTTCTTCCTTCAGCTTTTCATAAAGCTGCTCAAATACTGCACGGTATTCCTTGTGGTACTTTAATTTTCGGACATGGATATCCGATACGTGTGCTATTTTGATCACACATTCTCCTATTAATTAATAGCTTTGAGTAAAAACAGGGTACTGTAGTATGCAGTGGCCAAAACAGTGGCGTCCAGAAGTGTTTTGAAAATAAAGAAAACAACTTTGTTCATAGTACAGCCCTCCCAAGCTACTATTATTATATCATGTCTGTGGATAAATGCAAGCTTTTTCTGTTAATAATTTACTTGCCGATGTCTTGACCAGTAATTTTGTTAAACATTTGCATGTAATATTGAGAAGCAGACATGCCTGCATTTGGAAGTTCAGGATTGACCATATCTAATAGAGGGTAAGATTCATATCCGAAAGATTCACCCTTGCCTTTAAGGAATTTGATACCACCTTGAGATGCTTTCTGCATCTGTGCTTGGTTCCCACCAATATCGCTTTTACTTACTTTTGCTGGATTAAAGTCTGGTAAGTTATACAGTTGTTTATACTGCTGCGCATATTTTTCTTTGGACATGTCAGCTCCTCTAACCGTATTAGGATCAATGCCTGGTTTTAAATCTGCCTTGTTGGTTACGCCCTTGGCAATTTGGTTTTTAATGTCTTGCTGTAGTTTCAGTAAAACGCCGTACTCTTGTGAAAACATTTGTGTACGGCCGCCATCGTAGTCTTGAAAAATAGGAAAGTTTTGCATCTGGGAAACTCTATCACTAAAATCTTGACCTGCTTCACCGCCTACAGAACCCTTATCAGCATCCGGATTAATATTCCACATAAAGTTGGCCGATGAGCCTAACAGATCATTAACTGATTCTAATGCATGGCCAGACAATTGCTTTTCAGCTTCTACACTAGCTTCAGCGGCGGCGCGTTCTGCGGCTTTAATATCAGATAAATCGGAACTTTCGGATCCCAGAACACCCAATAAGCCACCAACAACTGCTAAAGGGAGTAACCCTTTTTTGATTCTAGAAACCAAGTCTCGCCGGCGGTCTTTTTTGTATGCTTGTAGATCTTCATCATTTTCAATAAGAAATTTGTCTAATTCTTCTTCAATTACTTGTTCTAAAAAATTATCAACTATTTCTTCTAAAATAATTTGTTTAAGTTTTGCTTCTGTGATGTTCACGCTATACCGCCGATAGTAAATCTAGCAGTAAATAGTTATCTCTATCAATAAAGGAGGCTTTATTTTTTCTTTCAACAAACACTTTTTTAGGCATGGAGCCTACATCTTCGTATCCCGAGACGTCAATCTTATAAAGCTCAATATCGTATTCCAGTAGCATCTTAATAATCCGCCTTTCTTTGGCGGCTGCGTCTGGATCAAGTGCGACGTAGATAGGGGTGTCATTTCTGACGATTTTGCGTAAAAGATCTGATCCTTTACGTAAAGTTGAGCCAAGTATCGGTACGGCATTCCCGGCAACCAATGCATCAAATACTCCTTCGACTATGGTTAAGTCTTTGTTCCAATCAATAAACAACTCATTAAACACTACATCCTTGGACGCTCTTGGGTTTTTATACTTGTAAGAGTCTCCGGTATAGGATCTTGCAATAAAGTAGCTGCAATCACCATCCTCGTCAAAGGAAGGGATAATAATGCGATTGCGGTATTCCCCGCTGAAACAATATCCAATCTTCCACTTAATGATGTCTTGTTTAGTTAGTCCTCTTTTCTGTAAGTACTTGAGTGCATAGGAGCCAGTGGCTGGGACTTTTTTTGAGCATAATGTTGTGAATTCCTCTGGTAGTTGTACTTTTTCCTTGCCTGCTTTAAACTCTGTGTCCATAAAGAGTTCAGCGAATCTCTCCAAATCTGTGCGGTTTGTAATTTCGTCCCATTTCTGTAGTTGTACAAAGGAACCAAAGCGGCGAACAATGCGCCTAATATTACGACCCCGATAATCACAAACCCAACACTTAAAAGCGTTCTTATCCAGATTAACAGAGAACTTACGTTTGTGGTGGCCGCACGAAGGACACGTAAAAAGAAGTTCGTTCCCTTTGTCTGCGTAGTTTCCAAGCGTTTCATATAAAATCTTCTTTGCTTCTTTCTTGTTCATGCACCCTCAAACTATAATCTATCACGATTCACAAACAATGTCAATAAAAAACCCCGCCGGGGCGGGGTTAGTTATGATATTATAGAGTTTGCAAAGCTTCTATAATTTGCGCCTTGGTCGACTTTGTATTGACCGGTAAGCCTTGTGCTTTAGCAACATTGAGAAGTTCAGCCTTCTTCATGCTTGCACTCCAGTCAGCCATAGTTACGTCACTTTGCTCGTCAGTTCCGTGAATCTCCATAAGGCTGATTTCAAAAGTCAATTGCTCACCAGCTAGTGGGTGATTTAAATTCAATGTGACTGTATCTTCGCTTACCTCGTGAATTTTTGCAAGAAATTGCCCCTCTGGACTGTTGCCTTGCACCAACTCTCCAATCACAAACTCAAAGTCTGGTCCGAATGCTTCCTTCGGGGCAGGCTTAAAAGCTTCAGGGTTGATAGGCCCGTATGCCTCATCAGGCTCAAGAGTAATACTCTTAGTCTCACCAATAGTCATGCCGACTACCGCGTTGTTGAATCCTTCGATCATGGCTCCGGTACCAAGTTCAAAATCCAAAGTTTGGCCGCGGGTGCGGGAATTGTCAAATTCGGTACCATCTATTAAGGTACCTTTGTAATGAACACTTACAGTGTGTCCGTTTGTTGCTTTCATTTTTATCTCCTAGGTTGATGAAAGTTCATCTTGTGTAAGATAACACATAATGTTAATATTGTCAAGCAGATTCTATGTTAAAACCGGCTTTAGCAATTATGATTGCGTCAGCTCTGTCATAAGATTCTGGTTTGGGATTTCCGTGCTTTGTATACTCAATTTTAAAGGCAGGTTCGTTTTCAAGTAAATGTTCAAGCACTACTACTTTTGCTTTTTGTCCTCTTGGGACTTTAATACCGGCTTGCTTTCTAGCCGAAGATGCACCAATGAATTTTGGTTTGATTTCAAATATTTCGTATAAAAGCCACGAAACTATTCCGTTAAAACGTGTCAGGGTTGAAAGAGTTTTTGCAGACGATTTGCCGCCCATAAACATATGAAGTGACTGTTCAATGTAGATATGCTCTATTGGGTACTCTGAACCGCCGAACGCCAATTTGTCATCATTATTGCACTGATACATTTCAAATAAATCTAATAGCTTTTCTTTTATGGCTATAGTTTTATCAAAAACATCTTTATATTTGCGTAAATCAATTGAATCATAATTGACTATTTGGCCATCTGCCACAATTGCAAACCCAGTAATACTGGTACTAATATCTACGCCCAAAACCATTTTCTAAACCTTGTAATTTCGCCAGCTATATGATTTTCTATTATCTAAATAATTCGCGTTAAACATATGTGCGTAGGCCTCTTGTTCAAAGCGGATCCTGCGATATGCTAATTCTTTATTTCGGAATTTTATATACCCTTTTAAGTAATCCCAACCATATAACATATAAAAGAATACCACAAAAAGTTCTTTTTGTTGAGCAATATGTATACTTTCGTGATTTAAAACATCCTCAGACATTTCCTCTCTACTAATGATGAAGGGATATAAGGTTATGGCAACAATGTCCACGACCCACGAGATGGCTTTGAGAAACTTCGGTGCGATTAATAATATAGGTATTTTCATATATCCAGCTTTAATTTAAATGAAATATCTTCTCCCTCTTCTTTAAGAATAGGGTTAGAGAGTGTTGCCACGCCCATCAAGTTTTGATGCTCATCGTAAATGGCAACTCTAGAAATATATACTTGTCTTTTAAAATCAGAATTATATCCCATATAACTCGATGATACCACATTAGCAATTAATTTGTTATCATTTTCTTGGTAAATAGTGGATGAAGAGATCGCCATTTTATCTTGACCATACTTAATATATGTTGGGTTGTTAGAGTAATTGACCTCACCTTTTTTTGCGTGAGCAAACATGGTCACAACTTGTGTGTCTGTTTGCCCTCTAAACGATAAATTAAATGAAGCTGACACAAAGTTTCCGCCAGCAGTAGTTTGATTAACACCGTCTAGTGCACCAGCACCAAAATATACCCATCTAGGGTAATCGCTTGTTGAGTCATCTTTGATTGGTATGCTGTCCCCTTCAAGTTGCCAAGAACCAGTAAGCATTACAAAGCCCTCATCGTACATTATAACGCCGCCAACAGAGCCAGAACCAGTAGAACCGACCGGGGCAACTTGAATAAGCTCGCCATTTTGCTTAATATCTCTAAGTTCTCCTACCAGTGAGCCTGTGAAGTACCACTTTAGCGAAACTGTGCCGGGTTGAATTTTTGTGCCGTAAAATATGGATGGGATTGAAACAAGATTTATAATTTGATTGTCTTTGTCCCAATTCCACGCTAATGTTGGGTCAGGGTGCGAACCACTAGCGCGAACAAGATAGTGTTTACTAAGAGTAGAGCCGTAAAAGTTTAATCTATTTTTGAGCGCAAAGTAAAAAGGATGCAGCGGTGAACCGGTTGCAGTTCTAGTGCCGGTGTTGTCGTCAACAACAGTATCTCTTTGGCTTGGGTTAGCCATATAATAACGATGAATGGAGGCAGACATAGGATAACTGCTCGTTATAATATCCCCATACACGAATTCATTGCTATAACTAGCGGGGCTAGCTGTTCGGAAACTAGCTTTCGCTGAATCTTTTGTTATGAATGGATATATTGATTTTGCGGTAGAGGGTTTGCCAGGTGTTCCTCGATCTATGACACGATCAATATTGTACTCATATAAACTTATGTGGCCTTCTGGGACATTATATACATCATGAGAAATAACGCCTGACTGTTCAGGGATGTTATTGTAAAACACGCGGCTATCAAAAACTAAGAACTCTACCCTAGGGTGAGCCCTCATAGTATTGATTATAATGTCTTTGTCCGTAAACTTCTTGAGGGACATAACCGCCCCTCCTTAGTAGTCCAACCTAACGCGGAGGGTTAATTCATTTGTTGGGTCTTTACGAAGGGGTTCAGACACCTTGGCAGTTGCAAGCAACTCGCCGGCGGCGCTATACATGCCAACTGTTGTAACATAGGAAATTGGAATATCGCTTCCAATATTTTTAACCACAACTGCTCCGCCGGATACATAGGTGGGGTTTGTACTATAGTTAAATTTGTTCCAAGGAACACGGCAGAAGAATATGTTTGAGTTAATCTCTGTTGTGTTGTTGAAAGCAATGTTCGTGATTCTATGACGTAATGCGTTGCATGCGCCTGAGATAGAAGAGCCTGTAAGAGTCTGGCTGACTCCCTTAAGATTCTGTACCAAATCGCCAATTTGTTGAGAAAAGATACCTTCTTCTGTAAGATCAACACCTGACGTTGATGTCTCAAGGCTATTCTTGAATATAGAAGCAGTTATAACAGCAATTCCAGCTTGATAGAAAATATTGCCCACACCGTTACCAGCAGGATCTTCCATCCCAACAGAACTTGTATAAAGAATACCATAGTCTCCGCCTAAAGCAGATGCGACTCCACCGGTAGAAGTAGCGTTGGAATCAGCCAGTGTCTTAACGGCGCCGGCGGTCACTGCGTCTTCAATAGAACCAGTAGCCAAAGTCATGCTGAAAGAACCTTTCTTGATTTGATCTTTCGTCAACAATCTAGAAAAGTTTACGAAAAACACTTCAAGCATTTGATTACTGTTATCTGAGATATTTAAGTCAGCTTCAAATCTTTCGACGAACTCGCCAGTACCTTTACTATAGCCAAGTAAAACTTGCGTCATAGAATTGTACATGTTGATTTTCTTTGAATTTTGGATTGAATTGGAAGATGACAAAGGCGAAGCTTCGTCGTATCCCACTGTTAAATCAAAAATGTGGTTTGCAGAAGAACTTAAATATGGATAGTCGTAAACAGACTGAAACTGGCCGTGGCTAAAGTTTTTAATGTTCTCTTCAATGTACGAGCCTGTCTGGAACTTGTAAATTGTTCCAGTTATAGGAAGTGCTTCGTGAAGTAAAGTTTTAGTCGTGATGACGTCCGTACTTAAATTAAACGGTTGAAATTGATTAGGCATTAGGGAACTCCATTATACTTTCCTTGTTATTCTAATTGGGATGTGAACAGTGACACCCGATGTTTTTCCAACAGCGTACACTGTCGTGTCTATATAATCGTAGGTGTTACCATCACCAAATAAATCTTGGCCGGTCTTTCCATGAAGGGCGTATTTGGCCGAACTTGAAATTAAATCTGTGTGTACATGAAAGTGCAAAAGTGCAATGACGCCGCTAGGTCCATTGATCATAGAATAAACGTCGTTGCTGCTAGCACCGTCTTTCAGCGCCGAAACTTGTGTAACAATAGAGGGTACGATGGCTGTGCCATAATTTGCAACTCCAATCCTGTTAACACCGGGTCGTGCGACCTCACCGCTGGCGACCTGCAGGCGGGCTTCACCAGTTTCTGTAACACTCCACATGGAGGTACCCGGGTTAATACCGCCGACTCCTATTAAAAATCTTGTGTCCATTGATATGTCAAAGTTTGAGTCTAAGAGGCCCTGATCGGTTAGGAACGTTTGCTTGTTTGTACGACCGACTGTACGAGGTGGATCAGCATTGATAGAATCGATACCAGTTTCAATATAAATCGCGGTGGTCGCACTACCGGGAGTTTGATAATAAGTAGAGCCGGCATCACTGCCAAAATCTGTGTTGAGCGCACTCAATAGCGCAGCGCCCGTAGTGTCGCTAGAACCAATATAATAAACACTGCCGCTGGTTCTTTGAATGGAAGGGCCTTCTACATCAATTGTCTTGTTCCACACTTTTAACGATGGCATATAAAGTAAATTCATATTACCGTTAAAACTAACCAAGCCATAATTGATGTTGGCGTTTGACGAAGCAAATGCCTCCAATACCGGTGTTTGTAAAATCTCTAAATCATAATATGCCGACCCGGAAGGGTGGTTTTTATTATAAATTCTATAATCAATCTCGTCGTCGCCCAATGCAAATTGAGTAATTCTAAAATTACCCTCTGCCATTCTCTTACGACCCAAATCTGTTAAAACAGCGTCAAGTACTATGTCGCCGCTATTGTCTAAAAAAGCCATCTATTTTCCTCTCTCCTGATAAATAGTAGTGAAAATTGTTTATCACCTTGTCAATTTGTAAGTAATGTTTAAATCAAATTTTTTGCCAGTCTTTTTGGAAGTCAATCTAATTTTAAACCTTTTGTCCCATAAATTCTCGTCGGCCAAGCCAACTTTAATCTTCTCTTTCTGACTGTAAGCCGGTAAAGAATAATCAACCTCGCCATCATCAAATAACAAGTGTTGTAAATTAGGAACAATGTTAATTAGTTTTTTAAACGATTTAGTTGTGTTAATAAATTTATCTTCAACCAAATCGTACGGATATATAATATCAAAAATTGGATACAAATATCCGCCATCATTGATCAATTCAGCAACATATATAGGGCTGAAGTGTCCCGGTTCGTAACGTTCACTTAAAAATCTCATAGCGTAATAGTATTTTTTATTAGTTTTAATTGTATCATAATAAATAAAGTCTGTGAAGACCGGCATGTCTTTTAATATTGTGCCATCTACGCTTATGTATTTGTCATCACCAGAGGCGCTTACAGCATCATCGGCTTTTCCTAAGTTATTGGCTAAATCTTGCATAAAAATATTTTTGTTTTCAAAGTCAGAATAACTTGTTGGTCTAGTATCAGTTCGATAAATTTCAACATATCTGGCGCTCGCCACAGATTCAGATTCAATTTCTGAATTCTCTAAAAGACTGTTAGAGACTAGATATTCATTCTTGTCTTGCGTTTCTACAATAGTCATTGTGTTCGGGTAGGGCAAGTTTTCAAAAGTACGATATTCTATATCAAAACCGATGCGTTGTGAATTGTCTTTAACGCCAAACGGCTGCACTGCAGCAGCATTGGCTGGATGATCCATGATTCTGATAGTTTTACTACCAATTGGTATTTCAATAAGCT